TCGCTAAAGAATTACCCGAGCCTGTAATTGATAGAATAGAGTATGATCTGAAAGACGAGTTGATACGTCAGACAATTTTAGATACACAAGAGGATGTTGAGGCCATGAGAGAACAATTAGATAAGATCGACGAAAGATTATACGAACTACAAAAGAAATAAAAATGAAATACTTAATACTACTTTTAATCCCATTTATATCGTTTTCGCAAGTTGATGTACCTGAAAAATATTGGATTAATGATAGTGATTTTGAAGATAAGATAAATGTAAAACAAGCATTTGGTGATGATAACAACTTACCCGTTGTTGTAGAATTTTGGGCTAAGTTTAACGAGGATAATTGTTTTGGTGAATGGGAAATGTTAAAGGATGCAGTATATTACAGAGTTGATATAGGTAAAGCTCCTGCAGCTAAAAAGAAATATAAGGTACGTATGGCGCCTACTATTATATTATTTAAAGATGGTATAAGAGAAACAGTTTGGAAAGCAGGTTTAGACTTGGAACTGCCAACAGATTTAGAAGAAATACAAAAAGCAATAAACGAAGTAAATCAAGCAAGTAAATTTTAAAATTATGTGGAAATTAACTAAACAATACTTTATAGATGTATGGACATACCTATGGAGTAAAACTACTGTAGATGATATTATTATAGCTAAAGCTGAAGAAATTAAAGCTAAAGCTAAAGAAATTAAAAAGGTAATTAAAAAATGAAACTAAGCGATCACGTAAGTTATAAAGAAGGTGTGTATAGCATTACTGCTTTAAGGCTTGGGTTAAAAAACGATCCCTCTGATGCTCATTTAGAAAATATGAAGCTTATATGCGAAAAAGTATTTGAGCCTCTTAGAATACACGTAGGAGGTCCTATAAAGATCAATTCGTTCTATCGTGGACCTGAACTCAACAAAGCTATTGGCGGATCAGCTAAATCACAGCATTGTCACGGGCAAGCAATGGATATTGACGATACTTACGGTCACGCTTCTAATGCAGCAATGTTTGACTGGATAAAAGCTAACTTAGACTTTGATCAAATGATATGGGAATTTGGTAATGATCAAAACCCTGATTGGGTACATGTTAGTTATGTAGGTCCTGAAGCAAATAGAAAAAGATGTTTAAAAGCTTATCGCGAAGGCGGTAAAACTAAATACATGGTAATATGAAAATACGTCAACCAGAAGTGTTAGGTAGATCATTGTTATTGCTTATAGTATTATTTGCAATGGCATTAATGATAGCAGCATGTTCACCTTATTACTATCAAAGTAAAGGTCCTAAAGTAACGCATGTACTAGCTCTAACTGAAGAAGGTGACACATTGAAAATACCTATTAAAGATATTAAACCAAATGTAATATATAACGTGGTGGGATATGATTGGTATAGACCTTATAGTGGATACTACACTAGATGGGATAAACCGTATTATCACCCACATTTGTATAATCCACCTAAACCAATATTGAATGGTAATAGCAACTATAATAATAACAGTTCTAACAATACGCCAGTTAATACGCCACCTACGATCAAACCGGGAGGATCGGGCATAACACCACCACCAACTCCTGTTAACCCAAGAAAAAATAATTAATCATGGCATATAATAACACTCCATTAAAGAGAAAAGGTTGTGGGCCTCAAAGTTTAGGTTCACCACTTAAAAAGAAAGGTCCTTGTTGGGAAGGTTACGAAATGGTAGGTATGAAGAAAAAAGGCGGTAGACAAGTTCCTAACTGCGTACCTGTTAAAGGCGGTAAACCATCTCCAGCAAAGAAGAAATACTGTAAAAAATAAATTATGTATACATTGAAAGGAATAGGTCCCAATGCGCTAGGTTCTCCTATGAAAAAGCATTGTACACCTCTAAAACAAAGTAATAAAAGAACTAAAGGTAAAGGTAGACATTTCAGATCTTCTGAAGAAGGTGCTGGTATGACTGAAGCAGGTGTAGCTTCTTATAAAAAAGAAAACCCTGGTAGTAAGTTAAAAACTGCTGTAACCGAAAAAAACCCATCTGAAAAAGATGCAGCTAGAAGAAGATCATTTTGCGCAAGATCAAGAGGTTGGACTGGTGAAAGAGGTAGAGCTGCAAGACGTAGATGGAGATGTTAATATGAAAAGTATACCTATAACTAATAAGACTAGTGCACTTAAACTTGTTTCCGGTAATCAAGAAGGACCTTGTAATAAACCTGGTTATCCTCCTTGTAAACAAGAATATATAAGCATGCTTGGTGATTATCGAGGTAAAGGTCCTCGTGATTTAAATAAGTCTTATTATAATTCTTTAGTAGAAAGAGCTGATGAGTATTCGGAAGGTGGTAAAAGGTCTAACTATATACATCCAGGAGATATAACTCGATCTATTAGAGGAGAAAACACTAGAAGATATGAAGATATAAAAAGTTCACCAGCTTACGATAAGTTTGTTAACAATCCTAATGCTGGACCTATTATAAAAGGTTTAGGAAGAGAGCTCTCTGTACTTGAAGGTAAATCTGGTGGTTATCCTACTCTATATCAAATACCAACTAGAGATGAGCTAGGTGTTTTAAATAAATTAGCTGAAAAGTATGCTGACTCTGAGGATATAAATAAAGATCTAAACCTTGTTGATAAAGCTAGAGGGTTTGCAAAAGCTTTCAAAATATCACAACAATATCCAAACTTAATGGAGATATATAAGAAAAAAACTAGATAATTATGGGATTTAAACTAAAAAATAAAAACATACCGACTAATTTCAAGGCTAACTATATTAGACCTACGAACTTGTCTATAGAAAAGTCTCCATTAAAGCAAGTTGGCGGTTTTAATATTAATCCTCTTGCTACTAAAGTAATGGCTGTTGCATCAAAAGCCGCTGATGATATAAGAAAAGCTGACACTGAAGATTTTATTATACCACAATCTGTACAAAATTTAGTACCAGCATCAATAAGAATGCTTGGTTCAGATGTATTACAAAACATTATGGGTGTTGAGCAGAAAGATAAAAAAGATATTACTGAAAGACATTTTAGTAAAAAAGAATTAGAAGCTTTAGCACAAGCAAGAGCAAGAGCTGAAGCAGATAATAGAGATTATATAGACTATCAAGATTACAATACAGGTGGAGAAGGAGCTGGTAGATTTGATGACATCGGTGGAGCTGGTTTTACTGGAGGATGGGGTGGTAATAAAAAGACCGAAGAAAGTCCTGGTATACTTGGATTACTAAAAAGAACATTTGATCCAGCTTATTCTATGAAAACAACCCTTGGTGCTGTTCGTTTTAAAAAGAATGAAGATGGAACATATACATACACAGACCAATACGACTTCAATGATGCTAAAGAAGGTGGTATGCAAGGTTTCAGAGATGAAGTAGCAAGAAGAGAAAAAGAGGGTGATCCTCTTACAGCATATCAAAAAGTAAGATTATTTGCTAAGTATATGGGAAGTGGTGCTGATGAAGGAGCTAACGTTAGAATAATATCATAATTATGTGGTCACTATTTAAAGATAAAAACGAAATAAACGAAAAGAACATTATAGGATTTGCTTCATTTATAGTAATGACATTGTTTGCTATAGCAGATCTTGTAACTAGTTTCTTATTTGTAGATGGTAAATTAGTAATTAATGAAGTAATATACAACTCGTTTGTATGGGTTACCTTAGGTTGCTTTGGAATATCTGCATTTGAAAAAAGAGCTAAGTGAAGTTCTTTGACTTAAATAATAATGGTAAGTACGATTGGTGGGAATATATATTACCGATTGTAATATTATTATGTGTTGAAGTATTAGCTGAGATTATAGCTAAATTTTTGATACAGCAGTTTTTTGTGGTATAGACTTAGTTCTCTTCATACCTTTCATCCAGCCTTTATATTCTATATCATTTTCAGATAAGTTACTTAATACATGCCAAGTAAATAATCCTTTCCTTTCTAAGAACGACATATACTCTTGTTCTAATTTCATATCATGAGCTGAATGTGCTAACATATAAACAGGCATATGCCAACTATGTGGATCACATAAACTTTCTCTACCTTTCTTATCATCAGGTCTTTCCTTAATAGTCTTAGCAAAAAAGTCAAAACCTATTAAAGACATACTCTTATATGTCCTGACTTTTTCTATAAACCATAATATGGTTATAAATCCTGCACTTGGTCTAAGGTCTTTACAACCTAAAATATCTTTATTAAAAGCACTCATACGATCTATAATCTCTTTATCCGAGTACATAAACTCATAAGGCATATCTGGTAAGTGTTCTTCTATCTTCCAGCTTTTTAATGCTAGATTACCTCTACATCTATTAACTAGTATTCTAGTATCTTTAAACCTACCAGTTTCAAAATCTTCTTTTAAATTATTATAACAAGGTGCTCTAAATTGTCCTGTTACCCATATATCACATTTGTGTCCTATAGATTCTTGTTGTAGATCATTTGCTTCTATAGCTCTACCAAACCTAACAACAATATCGTGGCTGTCTATAAAGTCAGCATGCTTATGATGCATGATCTCTACAGAGTTGCCAACGAATATTATTGATTTATCTTTTACAAAGTCTTGTATACTTTCCACCATTCCTCTGACAGTTCTGCTTCTTTATAATTATCAAACCAAGGTCCACCGCTTGTATAATGTAATGCTTTTATTTTATTATAAGGGTTATATCTTTTCTTGTATATACCTACTAAGTGATTATATTGTCTAGGTATTTCACCTATATTCTTAGCCCATCTTAGTTCGTGTAGATCAGCAGGTCTTGCATCATCTAAATACTCTTTACTCAGATGTCTTAATTTAGAACAATTATAAATAATAAGGCTAGACCAGTTTTTTCTTGGGTAATCTTTATTTTTAACACCATCCATTTTAGTGTCATTAGCTTTGTAATACCTATGCTTTACTACAGCTATATCATTATTACCTAAATATTTTTCTATTTCTAATGGATCACATTTCCAAACAAAATCATTATCGCAAAACATTGCAACGCCTTTGTAGTTACATAACATAGGTACATAAAACCTAGTAAATGAAAACTCTGTTGATTCTCCTGCTACATCTTCTCTACCATAGAAATTAATTCTTTTTAAATGTTCTTTGTCTACGTATGTTATATCTAAATTATCGTTATGTAGTTCCATTGACTTTCTACAAACCTTAGTAGCTTGTGGATATTTACTGTCGTGTCCTATAAATATTCTCATCTTTCAAAAAATTTTTTAAATTCTTTACTACCAAAATAATATTTAGCGCCTTGTAATATAAACTCTATATTTATATTATTATCATTACAATAGTTCATTAACCAAAACACAGCGTCTGTTTTAAACTCCTTGTCTTTATTTGCTATGGCTATTATATAAGGTATTTTAGTTTTTGTTCTCTTCCAGTCCATTAGTATAAAACCTGATTCATTAGGTTTTAGCCACTCTGGATATTTAAATGTTTTATCTTTTAACCAACCACACTCAAAAGTCTTACATGGACTTTGTGGTCTGTGTTTATATATAGTGCAGCCTACACCTTCTGCTACATAGTGGCATGGTCTACCAACCCATTTCTTACCAAATATATTTAGTGATAATCTACCATCACAACAAGCTGTGCAATCTCCACATTGTCTTTTTACTTCAAATTCCATAATACATCATTAAATTTATCTAATTGAACCATATTCGATCCATCACTCCAAGCAGCACTAGGGTTTTCATGTACTTCAAAGAAATAACCATCAACACCTAAGGCTTTGCCAACTTTAGCTATAGGTAAAGTATATTTAGGTTGACCATCTGTAGTACCACCTGAATTAGGTCTTTGTGTAGAGTGAGTGCAGTCTATTATAACTGGTACACCTAATTCTTTCATATCTACTATTTGTCTAGGATCTACAACAAGATCACCCATACCAAACATACTACCTCGCTCAGTAACCATAATTTTATTATTACCTGTACTTTTAACTTTATTAATAGCATGTATCATACTACGACCGTCTACAAACTGTCCTTTCTTAATATTAACAGTTTTAAACGTATGACCTGCAGCAACTAATAAATCAGTTTGTCTACATAAATAAGCTGGTATCTGTATAATATCTACAACGTCAGCTAACTTATCTGCCTGCCAAGGTTCATGTATATCTGTTGTGATCTTACAGCCATCTAGTTCTTTTAATTCAGCAAATATATCTATAGCTTTATCTATACCAATACCTCGTTTAGAGTTTACAGACGTTCTGTTTGCTTTATCAAACGATCCTTTAAAATAATAATCAAAGCCATACTTATCTGCTAACTCTTGGCATTTACTAGATATAGTATGTGCTTGTATTCTACCTTCGATACTACAGCTTCCAGCTATTAAGATCGGCTTCTGTGTTGATTTCAATTCCATTATATTTAGTTTCAATTA